GTTATACAACAAGAAGAAGTACATTTAAATAATTTATTATCACGAGAAGACTTATCATCTTTTAAAGGAATGGTAGACGAACTTCGTGATACATGGACTAAGAAACAAGTGTTTCGGACAGAAACAGAGGCAAGATTTTCTGTGCTTCAAGATAATAGATACCCAACAAAAGCTGCAAAGTATTGGCAATGTGTAAGAGAACAATCAACTTACCTAGATAATCTTATGGCTTTGTCATTTGATTACAGAAGAAACGAGGCAAAAATTAAATGGCTAGAAGGTAAGATAGATAAAGAAAAAGATGAATACAAATCTACTAAATATAAAATTGATTTAGATGAATGTAGATTTGGCAAAGCATCTATGGAAAAAGTTGCCAGACATAGAATGCGTGAAATTAAAATGTGGTCTAAGTTAAAGAAAGAGTTTAATGATGGGTCATTTAATGACAAAGATGTTAATCAACATCAACTAGAATCTTATCATAGAATGTATGTTGGTAAAGCAAAAGGCATGACTAACAATACACCAGAATCAGAAGCATTTAATATACTTGGACAATTAAAATCTTTGGAAAGAATTAAACAAACGGGAGAATTAGATAATAAAACTAAAAAGAAAGAAGAGCTTTCCCAACATGGTAAACCAAACTCGTAAATTATTTTTTTTAATAGCATTACCAAGATCTGGTAATACTTTGTTTGCAAGTATCATGAATCAAAATCCAAACATAGCTTGCACGGGTAATTCTATTACATTAGAAATTATGAAAAATTTGTTTCTTCTTAAAAAAACAGAAGTATTTCAAAACTTTCCTGACCATAAATCTTTAGATAATATTTTAAATAATGTTTATAATTTATACTATAAAGATTGGCCACAAAAAATAATTATTGATCGTGGTCCTGTAATGATTAACGGTAACCCAGGAAATTTTGAAATAATGAAAAAACATTTTAAAGGTTCTTTTAAATGCATTGTATTACTTAGAGATTTAACGGAAGTTCTTGCAAGTTACATGAAATGGTACAAAGAAAATCCTGATGCTTTTATAAACAAATTTGGAAATACAGACGAAGAAAAATTGTCTGCATTAATGAAAGAAGATGGTGCTATTGTTAAAGAAATTAAATCAATTCAAAATGCTCGTAAGTATCCTAAAGCTTGTCATTTTATAAAATACAATGATTTAGTTAAAAACCCTGAAAATGAAATAAAAAAAGTATATAATTTTTTAGAAGAACCATACTATCCACATTATTTTAATAATTTAAAACAACTTAATGTTAATGGTATAAGTTATAACGATGAAGTTATGGGTAAAAATATGCACACAATTAGAACTGTTATTAAAAAAAATATAAACAATTATGTTGTGCCAAAAATAATTAAACAAAAATATGAAACCATTAAATTTTAATTTTGTATTTTTAGGTCAGTCTATTTTAAAGTATCAAGTGCCATTAGATATTTTTACAACTATTAATAAAATTTATGAAGACAAATATAAAATTCTTTATCCTGCTAATCGTCAGTTAGTAGGTAAAATAGAAAATGAACATTCGTTATTTTATAACGGAGAAGATGAATCTAAAATGAAAAATCATAATATGTTGCCATTAATTGTTACAGATTATTTTATGGCTGTATTTAAACATTACTTAAATTGGAACAAGATAAAAGATTATGATTTACATCTTAATTCTGTTTGGGTTAACGAAATGAAACAAAACGAATATAATCCAGCTCATGTTCATAGAGGTATGTTGTTTACAGGTTTATCAAGTGTTATGATTTTAAAGCTACCATCAACTTATGGTAAAGAATATTCAGCAGCACAAACACCACAAAATGGAAGATTACAAATATTAGGTGCTGCTAATGGTCAATTTGCAAAAATAGATTATCAACCACCTATGGATCTTAGAGATTTTTATATTTTTCCATATGACATGAGACACGTTGTTTATCCATTTAATGGAACAGAAGAAACAAGACGAACACTTGCTGCAAACTGTGATGTACAATTTGATCCAATAAAAAATAGAGGTGCTGCATGATTACTGAACCACGTTGGAAATCTTATATAGTTGAAACACTTCAACCTATATTTACACCTGAACAATGTCAGATAATTATTAATGCAGGAAGAAAAGAACCAAAACAAAATGCGTCTGTTGGTACTAAAGATGGTATTAAAAGTGGTGTTATAGATACTAAAACAAGAACTTCACATATTAGTTGGATACCTTTTAAAAAAATGCCAGAGATGTACAAAGACATAGAACGAATAATGAAAAAAACAAATGGTAATCATTTTGGTTTTGATGGAATGACTATAACAGAATATGCACAATACACTGAATATCCTGAAGGAGGTTTTTATGATTGGCATGTAGATAATGATGTTAATTGTGCACATGAACCACCGGTGCGAAAAATATCCATGACATGTTTATTATCTCCAGAATCAGAATTTGAAGGTGGTGATTTAGAATTAATGGCCGAAGGTAAAGTTGCAAAAATAAAACAAGGACACGCAGTATTCTTTGCATCTTTTATAAGACATAGAGTTAAACCAGTAATACGTGGTAACAGAAAATCTTTAGTTATGTGGTTTGGAGGTCCACCGTTTAAATGATTAGAGAACTATATTTTCCAACTCCCATTTATATATTAGATATTAATGATAAATCTATTAATGATCAATTAGAAAAAGATATATTAAATTGGTATTATAAAGATAAAGGAATTACTAGAACCAATATTAATGGTTGGCATTCTAAAACTACGATGCATGAAATGCCAGAATATAAAAGATTAACAAATGCTTTATATGAAGCACAGAAAAAAATTTATATTGAAGAAGATTACGACAGTGAACCATTTTTAGGTAATATGTGGGCAAATGTAAATCCTAAAGGTGGTATGAATAGAGCACATGTACACCCTAATTCTTTATGGTCTGGTGTATATTATGTTAAAGCAAATAAGGATTCAGGACATTTAAAAATAGAATGACCCAAGATCAATAGCTCTTATGTCAAGACCTAGATTAAAAGAAAAACAACATCCAATGAGATTATGGAGAGAGTCATCTTTTGAACCTAAAGCTGGTAGACTAATTATGTTTCCTGCTTGGTTAGTTCATTGTGTTGACCCAAACATGTCAGATGAATTAAGAATATCTGTATCGTTTAATTTTATGCAAAAGTGTATGATAGTATGATTGTTCATAAAGACCAAATAGTATTTAGAGAATCGCATTTACAAACCAAAGAAGGTCAAATATCTCAAACAAACAATAAAAAATGGAAAAAACTAAAAATAGATATAGAAAAAAATGGTATTATTAATCCATTGATATGTACAGAGAAAGATGGCAAGTATAGATTGTGTATGGGAATGAGAAGATTTATTGCAGGTTGTTTGCTTGGAATTAAAGAGTATGAAATAAAAGTTGTAGACAATGAAGAAATAGATACATTATTAAATGCTACTAGTAACTATGTAACTAAACACAAAAATGGAAGCGATTTAGCAATATGACATTTAAATATCAAGTAATTAAGAAAGCAGTATCTTTTGAGTTAGCTAATTTTATATATAATTATTTTATGTTAAAAAGAGATGCTGTTAAATACATGTATAATAATAATATTATTTATGACAATGGTATGTGGGGAACGTGGGAAGATAAACAAATTCCAAACACTTACTCTCATTATGCAGACATGGTAATGGAAACTTTAATGATGAAAGTATTACCCAAAATGCAACAAGAAACAGGGTTACAATTAATACCTACATATTCATACGCTAGGATATATAAAAAAGGAGACATACTTCATAGACACAAAGATAGACCTAGCTGTGAAATATCTACTACAATTAATTTAGGTGGTGACCCTTGGCCTATATTTATAGATGGAACAGGAGCAAATAGTATTTTATCAGGTCATGAAACAACGACTGTAGTAAAACCAGATGCCCCAAAAGGCACTAAAGTCCTGCTTGATGTTGGCGATATGCTAGTATATAGTGGATGTCAATTAGAGCATTGGAGAGAACCTTTTGAAGGAAATACTTGCGGACAAGTATTTCTTCATTATAACCATGTAAATGGTCCTTTTGCTGAAAACAACAGGTTCGACAAAAGGCCGATGTTAGGTATTCCACCAATAAGGAATATATAATATAATGAGGTTACATGTTACAAAAAGTACAATTTGCACCAGGATTTAATAAACAAGTTACGGCAACAGGTGGTGAAGGTCAATGGGTTGCTGGTGACAATGTTAGATTTAGATATGGCACTCCAGAAAAAATAGGTGGTTGGGCACAACTAGGTTCTATTGAATTAACAGGTCGTAACACAGCTATTCATCATTTTGTTAATGCATCAGGTATTAAGTATGCAGCTCTTGGAACTAATAGAATTTTATATGCATACTCTGGTGGTATTTTTTATGACATACATCCTATTAAATCTACAACAACTTTAACAAACGCATTTTCTACCACTAATGGATCAGCAACTGTAACCATTACTTTTGCTTCTGCTCACGGAATGAATGCAGGTGATATTATTTTATGTGATAACTTTACATCTATTACTAATTCTAATTTTGGATCTGGTGATTTTGATGATGTTAAATTTATGGTAGCATCAATACCAACTGATACTACTTTAACTGTAACCATGTCTTCTAATGAAGCAGGATCAGGTGCATCAACATCAGGTGGTATTAGAGTTAAACATTATTATCCTGTAGGACCTGCAGTTGAAACAGCATCTACTGGTTGGGGTCTTGGATCATGGGGTGGTGTAAAACAAGGACAGTTTACATCAACATTATCTTCAGGCATCAATACA